CTTTTTGCGCATTAAATCGTAACAGGGCCGAAAATGGATAGTGACAAAAACGAAACAGAGGCCATGACGGGAACGGATGCCGTCGATACACCACCGCGTTATCGCAAACGTGGCCGCCCGCAAAAAGACGACAAGCTGAACGTTATCGACGGGGGTTTTGCTGGCGCTGCCAAACGCCCAGACCCGCCCGAATATCTACCCACCACGCACAAGAAGATTTGGAAGCAGATTGTCGCGTCTGAACCCGTTGATTTCTTCCAAAGCCAAGCAACCCAGGAAATGTTGCTCGACTTGGTAGGTCACCGCGCGGAGATCGATCGGTTAAACGCCGTTCTCTATCAGTTCAAGAACGAGTGGATCAAAAACGGCGAAGGGTTCAAGAGATATAACGCCCTGATCAAATCGCGTGGAAACGAGACCAGCAATTATTCGAAATTGGCGACGCGACTGCGCTTAACCAACCAAAGCCGCTATACGCCTGCCGCCGCTGCCACTGCCTCGCGAAATACGTCAAAGGTCCGTCCTTGGGAAGAGGACTAGATGGCGCTTACCGTCGCCAATCTGGAAAAGGCGCTAGGGGTAAGATCAACCCGGGTTGCTGATCGTTACTGGCGCGAGCCGCCGCCGCTGCATTGGTGGGTAAAGCTCGATCCGCTATCTCGGCTGCTGATTATCGCGGTATGGGTGGGCGCTTTGATCGCGCTCGTCGCGACGGTTTACGGGGCATGAAGAAACCGCTCAGCCCAGCCCAGCGCGTCGCCCGCAATATCCGCTGGATCGAGCGCTACTGCCGCATCCCTGAGGGCAAGGATATCGGCAAGGCCGTACGGCTTAGGCCATTTCAGAAAGCTTGGATCAAAGCGATCTATGGCAATCCGCACGGAACGCGAACCGCGATCCTCAGCGTCGGTCGAAAGAACGCCAAGACCACTTTTGCCGCGTTTCTGCTTCTGCTGCATCTCGTCGGGCCGGAAAGCGTTCCAAACGCCCAGCTATTCTCGACCGCCCAGAGCAAGGAACAGGCGGCAGTAATTTTCGCTCTCGCAGCGAAAATTGTACGGATCGCGGCTGACCTACGCGGCTGCGTGGTCATCCGCGATACGGCAAAGCAGCTTTTCTGCCCAGAACGCGGGACGCTCTATCGCGCTTTGAGCGCGGACGTATCGACGGCGCACGGCCTTTCGCCAGCATTTATGGTGCACGACGAGCTTGGGCAGGTACGCGGTCCGAGATCGGCGCTGTACGAAGCGATGGAAACGGCGACTGGTGCGCAAGAGCACCCGCTAAGCGTGATTATCTCGACGCAAGCGCCCACCGATAACGATCTGCTGTCGCAGCTCATCGACGACGCGATAAAGGGCGAAGATAAGCGGGTGGTCCTCGAATATGCCACGGCTCCAAAGGATCTGGACCCGTTCTCTATCGAGGCGATTAAAGCGGCCAATCCGGCCTTTGGGGATTTCCTCAACGAGACCGAAGTCCTCGCGATGGCGGAAGGTGCGCGGCGTATGCCCAGCGCGGAGGCCGCTTACCGAAATCTCGTGCTGAACCAGCGCGTCGAGCAAAGCAATCCGTTTATCTCGAAAGCGGTCTGGGATTTGAACGCTGGCGCGATTGCCGAGGATTTCGATCAACTGGAAGCGTACGGCGGGCTGGACTTATCCACCGTAAACGATTTGACGTGTTTGGAGCGGGTGGCGAGGGTCGGCGATCTATGGTCGATCAAATCGAATTTCTGGCTTCCGCTCGACGGTTTGGCGGAAAAGGCGCGGCACGACAGAGCGCCCTATGACGTCTGGTGGCAAAATGGCCTGTTGGAAACTACCCCGGGTAAGGCCATCGAATACGATTACATCGCCCGCTATATCATGAACCTTTTGCAGACGACGAAGCTGCGCAAGATCGCATTTGATCGCTGGAATTGGGCCCATTTTCGCGCGGCGCTGGTGCGCCAGGGCATGGCGGAATCGGCAATCGATGAGACGTTTATCGAGTTCGGGCAGGGCTACCAATCGATGTCGCCCGCGCTGCTGCAATTGGAAGCTTTGCTACTTGCTGGCAAAATGCGCCACGCGAATCACCCCGTTCTGGCAATGTGTGCCAACAACGCGGTAGTAACCCGCGATCCAGCGGGCTCGAGGAAACTGGATAAGTCGAAGGCGCGCGGACGGATTGACGGGATGGTCGCGCTGACGATGGCAACGGGGATTGCTTTGGGCGCTCAGCCGAAAACGACCGAATACAAGATTCTTGTGGTTTAGGTACCTAAAGGTACCTAAAGGTACCTTTCTGTACATTGGAGACAGGGACGATGAACAAGCCGCTCGAAAACGCAAATCGTATGTATTCGATCCTCAACGTGAAGAAGGTCGATGCCACGCTGCGTAAAATCTCCGGTATCGCGACGACGCCGACGACTGATCGGATGGGCGATATCGTCGAGCCGAAGGGCGTCATCTTCAAAAATCCAATGCCGCTGCTCTGGCAGCACAATCACGAACAGCCGGTAGGCGAGGTTCGTTTCGGCAAAGCGACGGACGATGGCATTCCGTTCGAAGCGCAAGTGGCCGATCCAAACGACGCGGAATCGAGCAATCTGCGCGAGCGTTTGTTGGAAGCTTGGGACAGCGTGAAGATGGGATTGGTGAAAGCCGTTTCCATCGGTTTCGTCCCGCTGGAATATAATTTCATGAAAGAAGGCGGGATGCGCTTTGAAAAAAGCGAAGTCTATGAGCTCTCGCTTGTGACGATTCCCGCAAACGCGGAAGCTACGATTACGACTATACGGGCGTTCGATATCGCTACCGCGATGGGTGGCGAAGCGCTCGCAAATTTGAAGAAACACTGGGACGCGCCTGTCCCTGTTCTGCCTAGCGTTATCAAACGTGTCCCGGCGATTCGGGCCAAACCTCAGACCCCCGCCAAATTGGCAACAAAGGAGAGTTCGATGCCGAGGACTATTGCGGAACAGATTTCCGCATACGAGGCCAAGCACGCCGCGAATATCGCCGCGATGAAGGCCATCATGGACAAGTCGGAAGAGACAGGCGAAACGCTCGGTCAAGAGCAGAGCGAAAAATACGATGCGCTCGATTCGGAAAACATTTCCGTCATCGATCACATCAAGCGCCTGAAGCGCCTCGACGATATCCAGAAATCGCAGCTTATGCCGGTCGTCGCCGAGGAAGAGAAAAAGCGCGTGGGCGATCCGGATAATTCGTTCCGCCGCCCGGTCGTCGCCAGCGTGAGGGCGAACGTGCCGGAAGGTACATCGTTTATCCGCTACTGCATGGCGCTCGCTGCCGGTAAGGGCGATCTGATGCGCTCGATCCGTTACGCGAAAGCATCGATGCAGCACGGCGGCTGGTCGAACACGCCCGAAGTGCTCGACATGGTCGAAAATCTCGACGAAGGCATGATGCACAAAGCCGCGGTTGGCGCCGGTACAACGACCGACGCTACATGGGCATCGCCGCTGGTTGCTTATACGCAGGCCGCTGAGGAATATATCAACCTCTTGCGCCCCGCTACGATCATCGGACGGATTCCCGGCTTGCGCCGCGTTCCGTTCAATATCCAAATCCCGCGTGCCACGGCTGGCACAACGGTTGGGTGGGTCGGTGAAAACGCGCCGAAGCCTGTTTCCAACATGCAGTTTGATTCGATCACGCTGCGTTGGGCAAAGGCCGCTGGCATCGTCGTGATCACGCAGGAACTTGCTCGGTTCTCGAACCCGGCAGCGGAAGGCTTGGTCCGTACCGACATGATCGCGCAGATGGCGCAGTTCCTTGATCGGCAGTTTGTCGATCCGGCAGTCGCAGCGGTAACGAACGTTTCGCCCGCTTCGATCACCAACGGCGTGTCGGCTGTCACCGCGACGGGAACGAACGACGCTGCGTTCCGTACCGACGCAAAGACGATGATCAATACGTTCCTGACAAACAACCTGTCGACGGCAGGGGCGGTTTGGATTGGCACCCAGCAGCAAGCAACGGCGTTCTCGCTGATGCTTAATGCTCTCGGGCAAGCGTCCTACCCGACCATGACGCCGACTGGCGGAACGCTGATCGGTTATCCGTACATCGCATCGGAAAATATTCCCGCGACGGGCGGTTCCCCGACAGACGGATATCCGCTGATCTTGGCGATTGCGCCGGAAATCCTCTTGGCCGACGACGGTCAGGTGATTGTCGACGCGAGCAACCAAGCGTCGGTGAACATGGACTCGGCTCCGGATTCTCCGCCGTCCGCTTCAACTGTCCTTGTTTCTCTGTGGCAGATGAACATGACGGGCATCCGCGCTGAGCGTTGGATCAACTGGCTTAAGCGCCGCTCGACTGCGGTTGGTTATATCCAGAACGCAAAATACGTCTAACGGCTAACCGGGTCGCAACACCCCCTCCTTTTGATTTGGGTCTGGACTACCCAAAAGTTGCGATCCGGTTTCTGTCGGGGCTGGCGGCGATGATCCCCAGGCGCGCCAGCCCCGATTTGAAAGTCCACTGGGGAATGGATCTGGGGAAATAAATGACAAAAGTGCGCGCCATCGATGACGTGACGTATGCCCAGCACGACTATAAAAAGGGCGACGAGTTCGAAACCGAAAACGAAATGCACGCAAAACTTCTCAGCCTCAACCACAAGATCGTTGTCGTCGAGGACGGAGTTGCGCCTATTCAAAGCGAAGCACCCGAAACGCCAAACGCGAGGCGCGGCCGATATAACCGCCGCGATATGCGGGCGACTAAATGAAACTGCCCTTCGGGTATGAAATCTCCAAGACGCTGCCGACGCTGACGCCACCGGCAAGCTCGATCCCGCCCAATTCGGGAATGAGCAACTGGTGGCAAGTGATCCGCGAGAGCTTTAGCGGCGCGTGGCAGCGCAACGTGGATTTGCGCCTGCCCAACGTTATGACCTATTCGACGGTCTATGCCTGCGTGACGCTGATCGCGCAGGACATCGGCAAGCTCTGTCTTGATCTATATCAAAAAGACGAAAACGATATCTGGACCGAGGTCGAGGTCTCCGCGTTCAGCCCGGTATTGCGCAAGCCCAACCATTTCCAGACCCGGCAGAAATTTATCGAGCACTGGGTCAGCAGCAAATTGATGCACGGCAACGCCTATATTCTGAAAGAGCGCGAAGGCAGAAACGTTGTGCGCTCGCTGTACGTGCTCGATCCGCAGACGACGCGCCCGCTGATCTCGCCAAACGGCGAAGTATTCTATCAACTGGCAACGAACTATCTGGCAGGCATAAACGGCGTCGAAGGCATTATCGGCATCGATATGACGGAGCTCTCGCAGGGAGCGCTTTATGTTCCCGCTTCCGAGATCATCCACGATACTTATTGCGCGCTTTATCACCCGCTCTGCGGCGTCTCGCCGATCTCTGCTTGCGGGCTCGCCGCCGTTCAAGGTTTGGCGATGCAGGCAAATTCGATCAAGTTTTTCAATAACGGCTCGCAACCGGGCGGAACGCTGATCGCTCCCGGCCCGATCTCCGAGGTCAACGCCAAGCTTTTGAAAGAATACTGGGAGCAGAATTTCACCGGAGATAACGCAGGGCGCATCGCGGTTCTTGGCGATGGTCTGAAATACGAGCCGCTGACGGTGAGCGCGTCTGACGCGCAGCTTATCAATCAGTTCAAATGGACCGATCGAACCATATGCACCGCGTTTAAGGTGCCCCCATATATGGTCGGGGTCGAATTGATTCCGTCTTTCAGCAACATCGAGTCGATCAATCTGCAATACTACACGACTTGCTTGCAGCCGTTGATGGAAGCGATTGAAGCGCTGCTCGACGATGGTCTGGGATTGCAAACCGCCAATCAGGAATACGGCGCGGCCTTCAATCTCGACGATCTGTTGAAGATGGATACCAATACGCAAATCCGCAGCTATGGCGAAGGCGTCAGCAAAGGCATCTTCGCGCCTAACGAAGCACGTAAGAAGATCGGCTATGGACCGGTAACTGGCGGCGATGCGGTATTCCTGCAGCAGCAGAATTTCAGCGTTGAAGCGCTCGCGAAACGAGACGCGAAAGACGATCCATTCGCCACGAAAACATCAGCGCCGACAAATGGGGCTCCGCCGCAGCCGAAGCCGCAGCCTGCCCCGGCGCAGGAAAATCAATTCGTCGATGCAGAATTTGTCGCGCTGCTCAAAGATGCGGTGAACCATGCTAGCACTCACTGAAAAGCAAACGCTGATCCGCGCTTTGGGACAAGTGATCGCGGATAA